TGTTGGAGCCATGTTTGTGTTTATGGTATATCAAAATGCTAAACGAAGTGAGAGCCAAGCTGAATCTATACAGGAATTACAGGTTATCAATAAAGGTCAGGAAGAGACTTTAGAGAACATGGAAGGCATGATAATTAAATTAATTGAAAGATGGAACAGGTCAGATGAAACAAGAGATAGGCGACATGAAGATATTGTCAAAGAGATCAATGATTTGTCCGATGTGATGATGGAAGTAAAAGGTTCTGTATCAAGGATAAATGGTAAATAAAATGGATAGCTTGAAAGTTACAAGTATAAGCACTAGCTTAGGTTTAGTTTATTGGACGGATATTATTTCAGGTGTCTTAATGTGTATAATGTTTCTAGCACAAATTTATTATTTATATTTAAAAACTAAAAAGATAAAGGAAAGTTAATATGAACATTAAATCAATGCTTATCAGGCTGGCTGAAGAACAGGCAGAAAAGATGCAGGAAGAGGCAATGGGACATCTTAGATCAGATGAATTCTCCAAAGCTCTTGCTACCAAGATCAATGAAAAGATTGACATCCCGTTTGTATCAGAAGATAAAGAACAGATATTTTTTGAAAAGGTAATGGATGTTGTTACTGATATGCTCGAAGGAGTATTCAAAGGAAAATAATATGCCTAAAGTAGGAAAGAAAAAATTCTCTTATACCAAGAAAGGCAAGAAGGCTGCCAAAAAGTATGCCAAAAAAAAGGGCAAGAAAATTAGGTATGCCTAGATTCGGTAAGAGATCAAGAGAGCGTCTTAAAGGCGTTGATGCAAGACTTGTTAATGTCCTGAATGAAGTTGTCAAGTATTTTGATATTACTGTTATAGAAGGCTTACGTTCTCAGGAACGGCAGAACGAACTTGTAGCCCAGGGAAAGTCTAAGACCAAGTTTGGAAAACACGTTAAGGGCAAAGCAGTGGACATAGCTCCATATCCTATAGACTGGGAATCACGGGATGATTTCCACTATCTTGGAGGCTTTGTCTTAGGCGTGGCTGCCAAGCTGGGAGTAGACGTAAGATGGGGAGGTGACTGGAACGGATCGTCACTTCAGGAATCTGCAAGAACTACCAAAGATAATAACTTCGATGATCTAGTTCACTTTGAATTAAAGGGCTAAGATCATGCCTAAGCAGATATATCCATTACGTGATTTCAGCGGTGGTTTAAATAGTCTTAAAGACCCGTCTGACATATCAGACAATGAAGTATCTCATGCACAGAATATTATGTTTACACAGCAGGGTGCTATGAATGCTGCATTCAATATGCGTGATTCTACAAATAATAAACTAACTGCTGTATCATCTACGCATATAGACCATATAGTCCCCGGTTATGGTCTAGGTTATTTCGAGACAGATCATTATGCTGATGGTGTAGCCAGGTCTTTAGCTCTTGTTGGCAATGCCGCAAATCGTGGATTTGTTTTTTCAACAAATGGCATGCAACATGCAGTCACTGGTTTTAGCGATGGCAATGATAAAGTAGATTATAATACAGGTAGCAATGCTGTTGCTGGTACATCACTTAATCTTCATAATTGGTTTCCAACGGGTACTGAAATATCTTTAAATGGGATGTCTATGGACGGCTCTTACTTAAGTCAAACAATAGCAGATGGGTCGATTGATGGAATCTATACTGTTGTTGGTGGGAATGGCACTACTACTATATACCTAGATAGAGCTACACCTGCTCAGATAGCTGTTGCATTAGGAGGCACAGACGTTGCGGATAATCTTTTATCTGTTACTGGTACTATTACTGGTATCTTATCTGGAGACAAGATATTAATGGTCGCAAATCCAGACGAACATCAAGTAGATATTTATTCTAATAGCCTATCTGCCTATACGGAAGATAGAGTTGTTTTGCAAGATCATACAGATGATAATGAAAATAGCAATGTTCTTTATTATAAAGTAGACGAAGCTATACGATGCTGTGATACTAATTTAAATACTCAAGGTAAAATTCAATGGTTTGGCTGGGTTACCAGAGAACATTTTGTAGATAGTGATTCAAAAGCAACCTACAGCGGATACTTTTCGAATGATAATAAATTAGCACCACCGACATCTGCTGCAGCAATAAAATATTTTAATGCTTCAGGTGATACACTAACATATCCAGCAGCAGGTACAGGTTTCACTTTAAAATGTTTTTCATCAGCAACTGATGGATTAGTAGAAGGAGCTACATATGAATTTGCACAGTCTTTTATTTATGATGGCAATCAGGAATCCTTATTAAGTCATTATGCTATTAACGATACTACTATAGCGTCTGATCAAGACACTACACTAGTTCACACTGATCTTAAACAGTTAAGTATACAAATAGGTGCACAAGGGGCTTATGATGAACGTATATCTGGCGGTAGAATATATATCAGAGAGTCTGGCACGGATGATGAATGGACATTTCTTTTGGATATAGACCTTTCAAAAGGTGCAAGAACAGACCTCGCTGGTGACTATACATCTTGGAAGTTAGTCAGTGGTGCACAGCATTTTATAGGTGCTTCAGTTACTACATATATGGATGTTAATGCATTAAATATTTTAACCTATGAACTTATAAATGGTTTTCCATCTACTGTATTTTCTAATGATCTTGGCGGTAATGGAGAAAAATGGCAGGATGCAACAGTATCAAATGACAGAGTTTTTGTTTGCAATATAAAGATGGCTGATAAAAGTAAAGGTGAAAATAAAATAGAAGGTCATGCACTGCAGGCAGACCTAACTCATTTTCCAGATAGGATAATGTATAGTATGTCGCATCGATATGATACATTTCCTGAAATGAATACCATAGAAGCGGCTAAAGGTGATGCTGATCATTATATAGCTATCGAGTCTTACGCAGATCGTCTTCTTGTTTTTAAAAGAAAAAGCATGGATATAATAAATATCTCAGGAGAGTCTCATAACTGGTTCTTGGAAGATACTAAAAACTTTATGGGTGTTGAGCATCATGCTGCTGTATATAAAACTCAGTATGGAATTGTATGGGTAAACTTTAATGGACTTTATTTATATGACGGTTCAAAAATTATTGATCTGACTGAAAATAAAATTGACGATCAGACATGGCATACTTTTGTTTCAGCAAATAGTATTATTCTTTATGATGAAATAAAATCTCTAGTTTATGTAATACAGAACTGTGTCAGCGATGGTGATGCATATATGATTGATCTCAAAAGAAATAATTTTACATTTCTAGCAGATTTTGCTCAAGATGGAATCACTAATCCCGTAGCTACCAATATTAGTACCAATGGTCAGATACTTGTAGGTTTTGACGCTGGCAGCGGAGTAGACTTTTACCAATTCTATTTAACAGCACAAGCACAAACTAATGTAGAATTTGAAACAAAGGAATTTGATTTTGGTATTCCAAATAAACAGAAAAAGCTTTATGCTGTATATATCACTTATAAAAGTAATGCTGATATATCAAGTAAGTTTAAATATAGCATAGATGGTGGAGTAAATTGGGTTGCATTTAGCAGTGGCAGCTCTGCAACAAGTACAACAATTTGGCAAAAAGGTAAATGGTCTTTAACAACTCCAGTAACATCTTCAAAATTTATGTTACAGCTTGATACTACTACTACCAGTGCAACAGTCTGGATCAATGATATAGGCTTTGAATATAGACTTATGCATAAAAGAGATGGATAGAATAAGCAGAAGATTAACTGATTTAAAGCAAGATAAAATACAGCTTATTAAATCACAGCCATCTTCCTTTACAATGCGTGAAGGTGAAGAGGTATTATATCAACCAAAAAATAAACCATTACGCAGGTATCGAAAACAGAATGGTATATTGTGGTATTCCAATATGATCAAAGATGGTAATGAATATGTTGATAAAAACTTACAAGTAAAAAAAGATATTATACTCGATGGCTATTTAAACCTTAGAAGAATACCAATCTTTGAAGCAACGGCAAATTCAGATCAAAGTAATTTAGCACACTCAAGTCAAGTACAGCTAGAATTTGGTTCTGAGAATATTGATACAACATCTTCATTTGCAAGCCATACCTTTACTGCTCCCGTTGGCGGTTATTATATGTTCTATTATCAATTAGGTTTTAATGCATTTGACACAGGCATGTCTTATGCTATGTGTGGATTAAGAAGAGAGTCAGCAGATTATTTTTGTGTCAGCAGGATTGATGATAAAGAATTTACAGCAGATACAGATGCTGTTGTCTCAAGAAGCGGTTCTGCTATTAAACAGCTAGACCAGGGTGATACAGTTGGTGTATACTGGTTTCAACATAGTGGTACTGCACAGGTTGATTTCAAATCTACTGTTAGCAGTGCTCCTCCAAGCAATAACACAAGATCATCCATATTTGGAGGCTACTTCATTTCTAAATGAAATGTATATAATGACAATTCTAAAAAATATAATTTTTTATTAGATTAGGGATAGCGTTATGGCAAGTATAGGCGACTTATTAATGGCAGCTCAATCTTCGGAAGATGTTTCTGCATTTCGATCTGCACAAGATGTAGAATCAGAAAGACGTGGTAAAGCTAATTGGTGGGGAGGTCTAGGAAGAACAGTAGGGATGATTGGAACAGGAATTGGTATAGCTTCAATGGCTAATCCTCTTACAGGTATTCCGCTTGCTCTAGCAATCGGTTTAGGTGGACTTGGCGGTAGATCAGCAGCCAGGGCTGCAGCTGGCGGTAGAGAGCGTCATGCAGAAAAAGATATAGACGCTTTATTTTATCAAGGTGAGCAAGAAGAATTTAAAAAAGATATAGAAGGCTATCAGTCAGGTGTTCGTGAGCGTATGGTTACAGATGTTGGAAGAGATGCTTTAAGTGCTTTTATGATGCAGAAATATTTTCAACCAACAATGAGTAAGGCTGGTACATTTATGAAAGGACTGCCAGAAGGACTTGAAGCTGGTCAAGAAATGGGCTTAAATCCACTTCAATCTTTTGGAGACTATGCAAAATCATTTAGTCCCGATGCCCCATTTGTTGTGCCACCAAGTGCGACAAGTGCATGGAATCCTTCAGATATGAATATGTATGATCCTTTAGAATCATATCTACAAAATCAACAGCCAAATGATCTACTTAATTTAACCAATACACAAAGTGGACAGTCCCCATATGCGATTAATCCAGATTTTAGTAGTGAAAGATTTAGTGTCAGACCTAGTAATCTTCCATCGCAACAATATAGTCCTTATGGATATAGTCCTGAATTAACCCAAAGAAGAGGTTATTAAAATATGGCAAATGGTGTAAATCCCTGGCTGGCTAGTGCCTATGGAAATACTTCTAATCCTAATCAGGATTATGAAAGTTATTTAGCAAGTATAGGAATTGATGTTGATCCATCAAAAGTAGGAAAATTCTTTGGCGGTATAACTGAAGAATATGGTGAAGATGTTAATATGGCTAGAGCTGGCTTATCTCAAAGCATGGGTCAAGGACGCATGATGGGACAGCAGGCAATGTTCGGTCTTAGCGGTGGGCAGGGAGTATCATCTGGTTTTGGCGGAGGTTTTGGCAGGCAGGGATATGGAATGATGCAGGGAATAGGCGGTATTGGCAAACAATATGGACAAACACTTTCCAGCGGTCTTCTTGGATATACAGGTGACTTACAGGCTGCCCAAAGAAGAATGGAATCTCAATTCAGAGATGTTGCTACAGGATTACTTTCAAAAGATTCTGCTGGAATAAGCTCAGAAGTTGATACTACATACACTAAAGTTACTAGTGATCCGACCCTTGGTGGCTATCTCGGTACGGCTGTTGTAGAATATATGGGTACTCTATATAATTGGAGCGAAGAAGAAGGAGCTTATGTACAAGCAATATAAAGGATTTAATTATGGCACAGTATGAATCAGGACAATACATAAACGAATTTCTCAATGAGATGCCTACACTTCTTCTTACTATGCGTAAGATGGATGTAGACCAGATGCTTCAGACCAGAAGACTGGATCAGCAAGATGTATCTCTTGATCTTCAAAGAAAAAGAGACGTATCAGATAGATGGATGAGGGATCGCCAGATGAAAGTTATTGAAGCTGAATCTGGTGTTGGACTGGAAGAACGTGCAGAAGCAAAAAGACGCAGAGAAGCCCAAAAAGCATATATGAAACCAATACATCAGGCAATGCTTAAAGAAAAGAAATATGAAGAAGCATATAGAAAGGAACAAAAAGAAATGTCTTGGTGGGACAGAGCCAAACTGGTTGAAAAAGCTGGTGAAGGATGGGGTACGTTTTATTCTCTTGATCCTGAAAAAAGAATGGCTACAACAGAAGAAGAGCTTGCTCAAAAACGTGCTGAAGAAGAACTTGGATTTAAAAAAGAAGATATCCCCAGTGGTGCTGATTTATTTGAACAGATGCTTGAAGCTGGCGGTGGTGAACTTTATCCAGGTGCATATGATTATATGCTTCAGCATGGACAATACGGTCCTATGATGTCTACAAAAAGTGAATTATTAGACTGGATGAAATCAGGTCTAATGTCACAAGCTGGTCCTCTTGCTTTAACACAGGGTCGTTAGGAGTTTATTATGGCACTTAATTGGATGGCAGCAAGAGAACTTGTTGAAAGATACAATGATGATCCAAGATCATTTTCAGATGAAGAAGCAGAACAAGTTGCATCTATAGCCGCATCAACTGGTTTAGAATATACCAGGCTGAGTAAACCGTTTCAAAAAGCCGCTTTTGATTTTGCAGATATAGCAACATTTGGTTTAATACCTAATGAATGGCGACCTACTTCAAGAGGTGAATCAGTTTACGGTGAAACAACGGCTGATAAAATATTTGGCGGAGTAGGTTCTGTAGGTGGATTATTTGGTGCTGGTGCTGTAGCAAAAGGTTTATATAAAGGCGGTAAGGCTGCTTATGGTGCATTTCGTGGAGGCGGGGGAGCTGGGGGAGCCGCTGCTGAAGGTGAGATAGTTCGTCAATCTGCAGAAGGCATTACCAGAACAGGACGTGGTTTATTACCTCCTTATGAAGGTGCTGGTGCAATAGCAGGTCAAAGACTTTTACCGGGACCACCTCTTAGGCTTGGAGGTCCATCTATGTTAGAGCTTACAGCTCCTCGACAATTGGCACTACCTCCGTATTCCCCAGACATTCCTTTTTAAACAATGGCATTTTACACTGAGTCTTATCGTGTAAAAAGACTCATTGACATGTACAGGGGCAATCCTATGCTGTTTAATGAAGAACAGCTGGATGAAATACAAGAACTAGCCAAACAGACAAACCTACCTTTTAACAGAGTCTCTTCAGATTTCAATCTCCGCAATACAATAGAAACAGCTATTGGCGGTGTAGCTGAAGGCTTTACCACAATTCCTGTAGGCAGGAAGCCCCGCAATACATACGAAGCAATATCGCATTCACTTGGTCATCTTGTTGGATTTGCTCCAGGCATAGCCGCTATCCCACTAAAGGGACTGGCTACTGGTGCATCAAAGCTTGGTATGATGGGTGTAAAGAATGCACTGGAAAAAGGAGCATTCGGTGCTTCAGTAGCTAACAAGTTCTCAGTGCCTATGTTCTTTGGAGATAAGGCAAGTGATCTGGTCAATAAAGGTATAGCTAAGGCTGGTATTGAATCACTTGAATATATGAAACGTGGCAGTGCTATGCGTGGTGTATTTAGCGATGCAGTGCATCTCGGTGTAGCAAGTGGAGTAAGTAGTATATGGGGTGGTCCAGATCAGATACTTAATTCTATGATACATGGTGGCATAGCAGGTGGTGCATTTGGAGGACTTGGTAATTTTAAACGTATAGGTAATCTTCTTCAAAGTAAGGGAGTTCAAAATCACCAAAGAGCAGAACGGCTTATTAAATCTGGTATAGGCTCTATGATGCTTGGATTACCCACTACATTACAGGATCAGCCTATAGAGATGCAGTTATATCAGTATCTACTGGGTGGATTCTTTGGTTATCAAGCTAGACCTTCACATGAGAAAGCTGCTATGCGTTTCTATGCTGAAGACATAGCATCAGGTAGACCCGACAGGGTGTTCTATCCTGAGAAGAATCCTGAATGGGATACCCTGTCTAAAGATACAAAAC